AATTGTTTGCCCAGGTCTTGTGCATTGATGTAAAAATGTAAGTCTTGAATTAAGTCCTTCGGGTGTCATCGAGTGAAAAGACGGTGAAAAGTATTTAATTTTTTCTCTAATATTATCATAAACCATCGGGTCAGTTTCTTTAATGACCTCAAAATAATCACATTCTGAAAATAAATTTCTTAAGATTTTCTTAGATATTCCTTCTTTAATTTTTTGTTCAATGGTAATTTTAGGGTCAGGTTTAATACTTTGAGTCACCTGTGTTAAAACATCTTGTGGGTTATTAACAATCGTTCCATCATCAGGAGGAATTTCATCTGTTGGTGGTTTATCGGGCGGTGGTATTGTTGCTTCAATTTTTTGAATTGCCACTCGTCTACAAGCCATGGCGGGTATACTATACCACTGAGCTTCGTTAGGGAATGTAGAGTCTGGTATTTTAACACCATTAGCGTTAACCGCAAAACTATCAACATTACAGTTTATACTCGCAGTTAAAACATCACCACCTTGAGCGTTTGTAACACTAATGTCATTTGTTTCGGTTGTTGCGGTAGCCTCACTTAATGTTTTTGGTATTACAGTAACCTCACCCTGAGGTGTTAAAACTATTTTGAATTTACCACTTTGTTCGTATTGTGAAATTGTTTGACCGTCTGAAAGTTTTTGAGCTAAAAACCACTTCTTGACTGAGTCATTTCTTCTTTCAGATAATTTTTGATTATATGACTCTTTTTGTGGTGCCGATGCAGAACCTATCATTGTTATAGTAATAGATCCTTTATCTTTTATTAAAACGTCATCAATTTGTTTTAAAAGATCTTTTTGTATTTGATTAAAGTTTCCTTCAATGACCTCAGTGAAAAAGTTATTAATTCCTGATGCAGAAAATATTGATCCATCAGAATTTACAAATTGTGGTGCTTTTTGTTGATAAACACTTTTTAGTCCTATGTATTGATTGTAATATGTGTCAAAAGGGAATCGAGATGTCCCCCCTTCTTTATTCTCACCAGGCTTAGTCCCATTAGGACCACCAGGAACATCATTTTCAAAATAGAACCCTAAACTTTCATATTTCGACCAATTATAATCAGGTGGTGTATTTTCAACCGTAGTTGTTCCGTTATTTGTCGTATTCGAAAGTCCGTCAGCACCTGTAACACTTTCTGTGGTAGTGGCTTCTGGATTAGCCGGAATACTTTCTAAAACTTGTATTTGTTCTTCTGATGTCAATCTAGGATTATTTAATATTTCTTGATATGTAAATAAATCTTTCGTTGGGATCGTATTAAATTTAATACCCAATTCATATAAGTCATACTTGACACAACCGGCAAAGAATGAATCCACGATACTTTGAATTCTTTCTTTTTGAACACCTTTTAATTGTTTTTCAATTATGGTGTTCATAACTGAAGGGTGATCCACAATAATCGTCCAACTCAATTGTCCTGATCTTTGGGTGTTTTTATATGTATAAATTGGTTCAGGTCTACCTAAGAATGAAGTAGCATTAAAGTCGGGTCTTGAGTCGTCAGAAAAAGTTAAATTATAAGGTGGGAACCACATTATTCTACCTCCATTCGGTCCTTTTTCACATACAGGTAATTCATCATATGTAAATCCTGGTCTATCAGATGTTCTCCAAGCCAAGTTTTCGATTGAGAACATATACTTTTTAACTTTACCATCAACTATGTTTGTTGATCCAGGGTTTCTCAAAGGTGCAATATTCAAATTATATGTATTATCTAATACTGAGTATTCAAATCTTCTTCCTTCAGTCGTAATACCTGCACTTTTTTGTAAGTCAGCGTATGTGTAATATGGTGTGTCCTTTTGAAACACTCTACAATACTCAATTCCGGCTTGTGTTCCATCTGTTTGATCAACATACGATAATACTTGTGAACCTTTGGTTAGCTCCTTATATCCGTCGTTAAACACCTTAGAAACTTGATTAATTGCCGTTCCAACATGTTTTAATCTAGCTTGTCCTTGAACTTGGTCTGCAGAATTAATTAATTGTTGTGTTGTATCTAAAATTGATCCTGGTTTAAAATCAATGTCGGTTGATTGATATTGTAAGTAATCTCCCGATATCTGATTAAATTCATCATCTAATGAACCCGTTCCACCACCAGGAGTTGCTTTAAATCCGGCATTTCCTTTGTATTTTGGTGATGTCCAAACTAATTGACCTGAAGTTCCACCACCATCACTATAAGATTTACCTTTAAGACCAAATTTTATATTTTCTTCATTTCCTTCGTATAAGATTGCCAACTCTTGTGGTCCATATACTATGGTCGCTTGTTGTTGTCCAAACTGATTAACGGGGACTTGATTAGGTGGTGAATCAATTTGACTTGGTTCTGCATTTGGACTTCCAACATAGTATTGACCACTAGCCGGTGAGTCTTGACCAACAAGAGCATTACCTAAAGTCGCCAACCCTTGTATTAATCCAATATTATATGATGGTCTATATTGGTTATAATTTAAAGTTGCAAATAAGATTGACCTTGTTCCATTTCCTGTGTTGGCAACAAATATTTCAGATGGGTTTCTTGTTTTATTTAAAATTGGTGATAATAAACCACCTGTTAAATTATTAACGGTATTTAACGCATTACTAGTTTGTTGGGGATTGTTGTAAACGTCAGTTTCTTCAAAATAATCACCAGGAATAAATGATACAGGAAAATAAGTTCCTGTTAATCTATTTGCCAATGCAACAGTTGCTAAGGCAGGGTTTTCAGGGACGGTTATTCTCCAATCTCTAATAAAGAATGGTTGTTGTCCTGTCGCTAAAAGTGATGCTGAAAAAGGATCTGTGATCGTATCTAAATTAATCGAACCAACAGTTGCCTGATTAATTTCTTGTGCAATTCTTTCGTTGAATGCAAACTTTAATTGGGTAGCTCCAATTTGTGCTAAGAATGTATCTTGAGATAATGGTCCATTTGAACCATTAGGGTCGTCTTGAAATACAATGTTAAAAGTTGGGTAAGACGAAAAATTATAATAAGCAGGATCCCAATATGGTTGATAGATATTTTGAATTGATGATAAATCTGTGATGATTACCAAATCTTTATATCCACCTGTTGGTCCCCATTTATTCGTCACATACGCAGACTCAATATAAAATTCATTTATAATATCTAAATTGGTGTCCGCCTTAGGATAATAAGGACCTTGATTAGGGTCTGTAACTGGTGTTACATTTACAGATATTGGATTTCCAAATCCTCCTTCAGGTCCAAATTCGTTTAAAGGATATAAGTCATTTGCAAATAAATTAGTTGATACTAAATTGTTTGGTGAGTCAGTAACATTTGAAACCGTAAGATTAGTTTCATAGTTAATTGGGTTTTCAGGTGATGTGTAAGCACCAGGCACATTGTATGGTGGTAAATTTCTTACCAACAATTGTTTTCTAAACGATTCTGAATTACCAAAAGATAAAAAACTTTCAGCCATATACTTTTTATTATAAATAGATATTACATGATTTTTTTTAGGAGTATAGTATCAGGTTTATTTCTTACCTGTCGCAGCACTTAATTGATTTTTACCTTCTAAACCTAATGCGGTTTGAGTATTTGGGTCATTCACACTTTCTATCATTACTCGGGTAATTTGTTCTTTATCCATTTTAGCGGTATTAGCATCACCTTCAACTTTGACGTTTACATTAACTGTTTTTGTTTCGTTTACTGTCGGCGGTTGTAAATAAGCCTTATCAACTCTACTTAAGACACTTTGAGTAGTTTCACTTAGTGCTGCATCATATCTTGCACTAACATCGTTTATTAAGGATTCAACAGCAGGGAATAATTGAGATGCAGCATTTGTAACACCTTCGGAATCACCACGTAAAACACTTGTTCCAACATCTTCAATGGGTTTATAAACACCCTCTAAAGATTTTCTCAAGTCTTCAGTGCTTCCAACAGTTTTACTAAATCCTTTAGCAATGTCTTTATATGATGATGAAACAACGCCATAAAACTTAGATATTGTAGGTGCGGTTGCAGATGCGAACTTAGTTGCAACTTTACCACTTTCTAATAAATTAAAAATTTGTTTACTTACACCCAATTGGTCTACTGCAATTTCTTCAATACTTTTTGATGAATCTTGTGTTGCTTTTTGTAAGTCTTTTATGTCATCAGGTGTCAAATCTTCAACTTTTTTCTCTGTAATTTTACCTGTTTCATCATCTCGAACTTTTACAGTTGCAACACCATCTTTCATCTGTGCCATTGATGCAATGAGTTCTTTAGTCTCTTGATCACCAACAATACTTGGCATTTTGATTTGTTTCAACTTCATATCAAAATCTGCAGACTTTAGTGCCATTTCACTGAATTCTTTTGCTGTCATACCGGCAGCATCAGCAACTTCTCGTAATCTTCTTTTTGCTCCAGGTAAAATTTCCATTTGACCTGTTTTTTCGTTAAATCTTGTAAACTCTTTACCTAAATTAACCATTTCTTTTTGAAGTTGTTCGGGATCGTTTTGAGCTAAATCCATTGCCCTTAATGGGTCTAGTAACCCACTCGATGTAACACCTAATCTTTGTAATGCTGCCGACATTTCAATAGCCCCTTCAGGATTCATTATTTTATCCGCCTGATTAAATACGGTTTGCATAGATAAACCTAATCTTTCTGATGTTGCGGCCATTTTAGCCAAACCTTTAATTCCACCCTCAAAATTATAAAGGTTCATTTTATCTAAATTTGTAACAACTCCTTCAGATACCGCTTTGACAGAAACACCAACACTTCTTGCATAATCAGTAACCTCTTTCATTCTATCACCAACATCATAGACAGAAACACCAACTTTTCTAAATTCTGATGCTAATACGCTAACATCTTGCTTTGAAACTTTAGAAGCGGCAGCTAATTCGACAATAGCTTCTTTACCTAAACTAGCCGAAGTTCCTAATCCATCCATCGCCTCTTTGATTGTTGTTGCGAATTCGGTTTCTGTCATTCCCATTTTGGTTAACTCAGGAGCGACATCGGCTATGGTGTTTTTAAATTCATCCATTCTAGCTTTTGATAAACCAAATGAACTTTGTATTGATGTTGCGTATTCGTCTAATTGATTTTGGAAATCGGCGTTAAAAGGGGTCGTAAGAGCCTTGCCCATATCATCTATAGTAGTCTGAACAGTACCATTTATTTGTTCAAGACTTACCGCAAAAGCGTTAAATGAACTTAAAGTTTCTGTTTCAGTTTTTTGTTTGCTCTGTTTCAAAGATTCTTTCCATTGCTTCTCGTATTTTTCATTATCTTCACGAAGTTTTTTTAACTCTTTTTCATCAATCTGTACATAACCTGCCATATATGCGTTATTTTATAATAAATACCCCTTTTAAGTTTTTTTATTGTCAGAAACATACTTATTGATAAGGTATTTTCTAACATAAGTTGGTATTTTCATGAACTCAGAATATTGTGTTCTAAAAATTCTAAAGAAATAATAAAGTTCGTCTAATAGTAGTGACTTATATTGATATGAAAGGCCGAAAAAATTCCACCCCAAAGGTGATGTCTGCCATTACCTTTTCTCCTGACGGGGCTATTACTTCTTTTCTTAAGTCCAATCTTGGTTCATTTTCCATTATGAATTTTCTAATGAATTTTGAATCAGCAATTGGCATTTTTTCAATTATTGTTGATATTTTAGCCTTATCGGAATCTCCATTGATAGAAATAATATGATAAAAAAGTCTGGTTGTTACAGATGGAGCAACTCGTCCTGCAGGATATGACTGAACTATTTTTTCAATTTCAACTTTTTCACCAAATGTTAAAATTTTTAATACGACATTACTTTTAGAAACTGGTAATTGAACTTCAAATAGTCCTTCCTCGTTTGGTTTAACAGGAGTTTCTTTGTAATTTAACTCATCCAATAATATGTTGGTAGTAAAAGACTGATTAGTCGCAGAATCAACAAGAGATATTGTATATTCAGGACCGAAAGACGTGTTTCTTAAAAATAGTAAAATAGCTTCAACATCACCATCTATTAATTCTTCAGGTTTTATATCCCTTTCATAAATTTTATTTCTTAATAAAGGTAAAATTATACTTTCTTGTATACTTTTTTTGAAATCTGCTTCAGCAATAATGTTTTCATCTACCGCAGTTAAATATCCTACTTTAATTGATTTTTTTTTGGATTTATAAAATAACCCTCTACTAGGTAATTCTATAATATCGTGCGGTAAATTAAAATCTTGTTGTCCCGCAGCATAAACATCTTGTTCCATATTGTTCTTATTTTATATTAAAAATAAAAAAAGACCACCACTAGTAAAGTGAAATGGTCTTTATTATGAAAAAAATATATTTTTAATAAACCAATATACAACGGTCCATTCTCATATTGGCCGAAATTTTAGCCACACCGTCAGATGAATATGTTAAAGATCCACCGTCGTATCCTGTTAGAAACGTTCCTTCCAAAATCCATTTCTCAACAACAACACCTGTCGGGTCTAACATTTCAAGGTCAACATTCTTTTTATAACCAGCAGCATAACCCATACGACCTGTTACTGACTCAGCACACAATCTAATCCATTCCATAACAGCTTGTGTTGCAGAAGGACCAATCGGGTCACGAAAAGTTACCGGAAGTTCACCCCAATTAAATCTACCAGCAACATATGTTGAAGTATTTAGAAATTGTATCTCTGTTGCAGCAATTGTTAGTTTTGGTCTTGATGTTGTTTCAACATACCACTCATTAATACCAAGTGATGATGGAAATCTCAAAATCCAGCGGTTTTCCCTTTTTGGTTCGTAGGGAATCGGCATTTTCATTAATAAATCAGCCATATTTTCTTTTTTTTACTTTTTTTATTTTGTTTATTATAAATATACTCTACTTGTAATTTTTTCTATTTACTTTCGGTTTTTTAAAAATATAATCATAACTAGACCGGACTAGTTATTCATATGATGTTTTTCCTTCTTTACTAGTATGATAAATTTTTAAGTCTTCTTTATCTGTAAAATGTTTTCTCATTGTTTGAACATTTCTTAAATCGTCATCTGAAAAACCAACATAAGGTATAAAATAGTTGCTTATCTTATTTTTCATAAATGCCTTTTCTTGAAGTTGTCTTGATAAGTTTTGGACATACGTCATAAACTCTTTCATTGCAATAACCT